GCTTGCGGATCGAAAGCGTCTCACCGATGTTGTAGCCGTTGACCTTCTTGTCGAAGTCGTTCTCGTAGCCCCGGAAGACCTGTTTGGCCATGACCAGGTTGTTGTCGAGGATCATCACCGCCTCTTTGGCGATGATGTCCGCGGTAAGCGTGGTGTTGCTCATTGTAGTTCCTTCGGGCGGCCTTGGCCGCGCTGGGACCGGACGACATCACGTCGTTCAATCGGGTTGGGTCTACCGCCCCTGCTGCTTCCTGCGGGCAGCCACGTACTCGTCCATGTCCATGTCCGCGAGACTCTTGCGAGCAGGCGGATTGGCCTTGGCCGCGACGACCTTCAGGGGTTCGACAAGGGGTGCCGGCTTGGGGGCGGCGGGTTTCTTCGTAAGGGCCTGTTCACCCAGCCTTGCGAGATAAAGCATCTCGTAGACCATGGGAGACATCGCATCGAGCAGGTTCTGGTTGGTGGCGCCCTTGCTCTTGGCCCACTCCACGACCTGGCTATCCGTCTCCGGCGTCCAGCCCTTTAAATTCTTCTTCGCCCATTCCTGCGTTTGCTCGAAGCGCTTGGCGGTTTCCTGCTGCGCCTGCTGAGAACGCTGGGTCTGGCGGTTGTTCAGTTCCGCATCGATTGCCGCCGCCTGATCCTTCATGGTCTGGAAGCGCATCCAATGCTGTTGGGCGCCGATTGGATCTTCAGCCGAAAGCTGATTCCAATTGACGTTGGCGTATTCCGCCATCTGGCTCTTGAGGACAGACAGATGGCCCCGCGCGGTCAGTTCCTCGTTCGACGCCTGGAATTGCTGGTTGAGCTGCTGCGCACGCTCGTCCAGTTCCTTGCGGGTCGCCGCGACTTCCTGGGTCTTGCGGGTGTAGTCGCCGTGCATGAGCACGCCGTCCTTGAGACCTTTCGGCCCCTTGATCTTCTTCCCGTTCCAGTCGAATTCCTCAAGGTCTTCTTCCGGTTCGGGCAGTTCTTCGCCGTCGACCTGTTCAGTGTCGGGCGTTTCCGGTTCGTTGGGCTCCTGCTCACCGATTGGCGTTTCCGCTTCGGCAATAGGTTCCTGTTCACCGTCCATGGGTGCACTCCTCTTGGGGTTGGTGCGGGGTTTAAGCTTGTGGAGAGGTTGAGGCTTTGGCCGATGCAGCCGCGAAATTCGCCTGGGCCTTGTAGAACTCGACCTGCTTGGCGCTTTCGATCTTGGCCGCTTCGATCTTTTCGTTGCTCTGGACCTTGACCAGTTCGATTTGCTGATCGGCCTCGATCTGAGCCAGCTTGTCGGACTTGTCGGCTTTCAGTTGCTGGTTTTCCTGCTGAAGCTGCTGAAGCTGCTGGGCCATCTGCTCCATCTGCTTCTTGCCCTGGTCGATCTGCTGCTGAACCTGCGGCGAAGGCTGACCGGAGGCCATGTCTTCCAGTTTCTGCGCGATCTTGTCTGCGTTCGGGAAGTCCATGCTCTTGACGAGTTCAGGACCGACCGCCGGAGCAATAGCCGGGTTCGCCCTGATAAGCTCTGTAGCCGCAGCGACGAATTCCTCACGCTGCGTGGTGTAGCTCGGGCCAGTCTCCACGGTGAGATCGTATTTGCCGGCGGTCAGGTCGTGCATGGCCATGATAGGCTGCATCAGCGGGTTGCCCGTCTGATCCTGTACTGGTTGGCCATTCGGACCCATGACAGACTGCTGCATTGGCTGGCCGGTCTTGGGGTCTTTCTGCTGGAACTGCTGATTGATCGGCTTGGTTTCCTGCGTGCCGTCCTCGCCGATCACGCGGATGATGCGCTCGCCGGAATAGACCTTCGGAATGAGGTCAATGAGGATGCGTCCGGTATGACGGATGGCGCGGGACATGTTGTCGATGAAGTGGAAGGTGGACACGTCCCCTTCCCTCTGGCGAGCCATGATCGCGCGGCCTGATGTTTCGTTCGAGCGAGCGCCCAAGGATGCATCATAGAGGCCTATGATGGACTTGATGTCGTCCGATGCGTTCAAGGCCTCCTGAAGAGCGCCAGCGGCCGTTCCCATGTCCAATGGCTGGCGTTGTGGAGGCTGCTTGTTCTTGCTGTACTCAAGGAACGGGTGGCTTTTGGTGTTCGCCGTGTTCCAGCGATCGATATCAACGTCGAAGGCGCCTTCTTCGCCGATGAACGGCACCTTGGGCGCCAAGGCCACAAGCTCAGTGCTCGCGGTGCGCCAGTAGTTGAACATGCGCTGCGCGTCGATCGCGTTGTGGATCAGCGAGCGGAAATAGCGTTTGCCCTCTACGTCGAACTCATCACCGTAAACCGGGATGATCGGGATATAGCGGCCGGGCCACTCTCGGGTTTCGAGGATTTCAGCACCCGACATGAACCGCTGCGTGACCTTGCAGGATTTCGCTATGCGCTCGCGGACGACTTGAATCTGCCCGGCCTGCAGCAGAAACTGCATTTCGTCAGACTGCATGTCCTCACGATCATGCACGCTGCCGTCCGAGAGCAGGACGATAGGCCGGTCTGTTTCCTCTCGCGTCCACCATTCCGCAACGGTCGTGGTGTTGCCGTCTCGCCAGCTTGTGCCGACTTCATTCCAGACCGAATCGTCCCAGTCGACCTGGGCCTTGTCGCCCCACTGGGCCTTGAACTGCTCTTTCGTCAGTTGGTCTACGACGAAGGCTTTATCCCAATCGGAACTGTCGGCTTCGCGCGAATTCGGATCACCGTAGATACTGAAGGGATTGGCCACCCGCTTGATGCAGATGTCCATATCGAAGGCGTCGTCGTAGGCGTAGTCCATGCCTACCCGGATGTACCCAAAACCTCCGGTAACTGCGCATTCCGTGGCTGTGTCGTAAGCTGTGTCCGCGTTCGATGTGTATTCGATATTGCGGATGAGCCCGTTCATCACTTCGGCCGTGGCGGGATCGGCACCACTATCAGCCGCATGGACCTTGATCGACGGCTTGTTCTGACGGGCGTCGTTCACGACCTGACGAATGAAGGTCGGAAGCTTGTTGATGGTCAGGCACGGACGGCCTTCGATCTGGCGCTGCCTTGCGACATCTGCCGGCCACTGAATGCCAAGGCGCGAGAACTGGATATCCTCAAGCGCCGAAGTGCGGTTGTCGTTCTCCGCATCCTCGCATAGCCTGAAGTCATCCAGGGCGGCGCGAAGGAGATCGTCATCCTCGCTGCCTTTTTTGGGCTTAGCCATGAACTACCCCATCCAACCGCCAGCGCCGTATCGAGGCATTGCTTCCCGCTTGCGCTCGACCGGCTCTTCGTAAGCCACGCACATCAATCCGAAAGCATCAGCGCCATGCGAAGACCAATCGTGCTCGGGACCAAGGCCGATGTTGCGGGCTTCGTCGAATTTCTCGTGATACCAACCCAGAGCATCGATGCCGCCAGCGCATGTATCCTCATTGAACCAGATGGCAGGGAAGACGCGTCTCGCCGTCTCAACGCGCTTGAGAGCTGCGCCCTTGCCCTGGTTTGGCACTGTGCGAACCTTGAAGCCAGCCGCCGCTATGTGATCCTCGAAGCGGATGGCGGTTACAGCGTCTTCCTTGCTGCCATCATGAGGCAAGATGCACTCTGCTGAGCCGTAGCCTTTTGTCCTGAGCCATTCGAGATGCGTCGCGAGCGGTTGCCGGACGGCCTCGTAGTAATCGAGCACTCGAATGGTCTTGCCGACGAACTGGCATATCCAGATCGCGGTAGCGTCTCGAACCCCAATGTCCCACACCGCGTAGACGGGCAGCATCGGGTCTCGGGGAACAACACCGATGCGCTTTTGCTGTCTCGCTTCAGCCAGGCTCTTGGCGTAATAGGCGCCGGTCAAGACGGTGGCGTAGTCGCCTTCCCAGATATGGGCGTATTGATCTGGATCGTCTCTGAGGCAGTCCTGACGCTCTTGAGCAAGGACTCCTGGGAACCATGGGTTGTCCGACCAATTGGCCCTGACAACAGCAGCGCCGGTTGGTTTCTTCGTTCCCCGCAACAGAACGTCGATCGGATCTGACTTTCGGCGAGGATTCCAACTCGCCCAAATCTCCGAACCATCCGCTCGGATAGTCGGGCGGAGCAATGTCAGCGAAGTGGTGGAGAGCGTCTGCGCTTCCTCGATCCATGCGCGCTTGAAGCCTTCCAGCGATTTGATCGACTCCGCCGTGTGATCCTGCATGCCCTGGAAGAGGATCACGCCATCACCAGGCGTTTCGATCTTCTCGTTGAAGACCTTGAAGCCGTCTGCAGAACC